CGAGCTTGCGCGCACTGTCTCGGGCCTTCTTCTTTGCACCAGTCAGGCGTTCATTTAGGTCCATGCCGTTGTCCTCAGCGGACTCGTTTCGGCGAGCCCGAAGTCTTGACGTGATTCGATCATAATTTACCTTATTAGTTTAGAAGTTTCCAACTACCTCACTGAAGTCGACCCCGGTGCGTACCGCTACGAAATTAAGCTGGATATAATTAATGCTGCGCGCGGGCTTTATATAGATGTCACCAATGAACTCATTTCGATCGATCACTTCAGGAGTGTTATTCGAATGGTCACACACAACGCGGAAGTCGAAAATGCCGCGCCGACCTTTCACGTCCCGAAGGAAGGGCTCGACCATGTTTCGGAACTGACTTCGAGTGAACTCATCGTTGAATTCAAACAAAGTAAACTTCGCAGCAATCGCAATGGCCTTCTCAAGTAGGATGAATAGTCGTCGCACGTTGATTCGGTCGAATGCACTGGGCTTCGCCTGAAGCGTCTTGTCCCCGAACAGAACTGTACCCTGACCCGGTAGAGTTACCACTGGGTTAATGTTATTCTTGTACAATTCGTCTCGGTGTGCCTTGCGTGGGTTCCATGAAAATCGGACAACGTTCTTGATTGAGCCACGATTTAGACCAGCTGGGCTCCACCATGCGTCGCGAATAGTATCAGTTCGGACACACAGTCCAGCGATGTCTGCGTTCAGCGGTACCCATCGGAAGATGTCGTTGAACTTATCATACTGATACTTCCAACCACTATCCATCACTGCATACGAGCTGCTCTTGCTGTTAATTCCGTCTGTCGTTAGTCGGAAGCTTTTGACGTTGCTTGTAACCGTGCTCAGATCCGTGACATTCACAACGTCTGTCTTCTGAGGCGAGATGAATGCAACACAGTCTTTTCGCTCTTCGGCCACATTGTCAATGATGTACGTAGCAACTGTACCGTCTGCGGGTCCACCAAGGACCAATGAGATGTCAACCTCATCTGAGTTACGGAACTTATCGTATCCAAGCTGAAATGGGCTCGCCGAAGTGGCGTGTCCATTGTTACCAGCAATGAGGGTCCGCGAGTCGGGCAGCCATGGAATATTCCGTGCCGCGCCACCCTGAATCGTTGTGTAGGTGTTCGGTGTTCCCGCAGTCGTTGCGTCGCCCCACCGTAGTTTGAGTGTTCCTTCCTGGTCTCCTGGCCATGCAGGATGAGCCGCCCACCAGATGTACTTCGATCGTTGGTTGATCACGTCCTTGTAGTAGTTTGACGTACCATCTTCGGTCTTTGCATCAGACGCCTTGGATACAGCAGGGAAAGTCTCAAGGACTGTTCCCTTCGTGCCCGTGATCTTACCCGTTGCATCAGAGACAGCAATATGAATCTCATCAAGGTCTGAATCTCGTGTTTCTCCGTATGCACTGTTGCCCGGAGGGCTGTCGAAGTTGTTGTAGAACTCCCACTCACGAGTCAAGAGCATGTTACTTGCTGCAAGAGGAATATTGCGATTCAGCTTGAGGTCATGATGCCATGTCGTACCCTTGCCGTCGCCTCGATCCTCTTGGATGCCATTCTTTCCGCCCGTTGGGATGTCAATAATGATATAGGTTCCACTAGGAGCACTACCAACAGTGGCTGGAACGCCTGTGACGTACTCACCAGCTTCGACGCCCCCGACGAAGACCACTCGGTCGCCAAGGTTGAAGTTTGTGTTTGCCGTGACATCGACATATTGCTGACCGATAACACCATTTGCCGTCTCGGCTGTCGAGGTATTTGAGTACTGACCCGCATAGGAGTCACACACAGATACGCGAATGCTGTTTCCCAGATCACCTGGGTACTTCGCAATCCACTTTCCGATGCTGGAAAATGCAGAAGAATTTTCGTAAACGACACGGTTTTGGACGAGCGTGCCGCCAACCCCGGCATCGGTTTCAGTTGCGTTATTGGCTCCATCTGAATCTACAACTCGGATTAGATGCAGCTTATCGCCATAGTCCAAGAAGTTAGATGCAGTGAACCAATAATCGGCCGTATTTGTATCGGGCTTACCAAAGGTGTTAAGCAACACGGTCTGATTATCGACTAGCGTAATCTCATCCACAGGTCCCCAATTGAATAGGCCGGCGAAGGCCCCATCAGTGGTCGACATGCCAGGAATAATTGTAGTCAAATCGATCTCGGAAACATTTACTCCCGGGGAAATCTGAAAAGGCATTCTACTCTCCTCATTAAATACGGATTAAGAGCGACGAAATTGCTGACTGTTCGTCGCAATCTGACTTCGTTCTGCTGATATTTATAAAATAGGATATTTTAATGGAACGTGTTGTGGTCGTCGGTGAGCTGCTTGCCTGGACTTTCCCATAGCCAGTTGCCGTTTCCGGTATCGACCGGGACCTCCTCTTCTTCCGGAAGGGTCCCATCAGTAATATAGCCAAATGGGAGCAGATCGTCCTCAGCCTGAGCTAGTTTCTCATCGACGAGCTTGATTCGGGCGTCAACGCTAGTGAGCTCCTTGAAGTGGGGCTGGGTGGTAAGCCAAGCGAACAATACCAGGGTCATGACTAGATCGTCATTGTGCCCGGGCTCGGCCTCATATGAATTACCCTTAGCCACAAACGAGGTCAGCTCCGAGATCGTGTCGAAATCCTCGATGGCAAGCTTGTCGGCTTCGACCAGATTCTTGAGGTTTGCGCAGCCGATGTGCTTTACCTTCTTAGATGTCTTGATTCCCAGTTGAGCCTGACCCTTACCGAAACCCGTCCCCAGGGTCTGGCCGGCTCTACCACGCATAGTGACCATCATCATGTTGTCATATTCTAGATCATAGTGTAGAATGTCAGCTACTTGCTGACCAATATCATTGACCTCAACGAACACGAAGGCGCTATTGTATTTCAGGGCAGCATTCTGGATGATCGTGGGATATGACATCGGAGCAATCGAGGCGCTCTGGTATCTCGCGACCTGTTTGTATGGGAATTCTCCCGAATCGATCACAGAAAAGGCCGAGTAGTCCAGGCCCTCGCCGTGTGACACGTCCACGACAATGGTATAGATGTGATTCTCTATCGGTTGTTCGAAAACGTGCAAGTCTCCGGCAATCTCAATGGGCGTGACATATGGCATTGCCTTGAGCTTTGTCGCATTGATCAGCGTGTTGACAGATCCGATGAACTCACACTCAAACTCTTGGGCGAACTGAGTTTTCGATGTGTTCCGAATCGTCTCTTTTTTCCAGGCATCATCTCGCCCTGGGACATCGCGCCAATGAACCTCAAGGGGCACGTAATCAGAACGGCCCTCGCAGGCATCAGTCCAGAGCTTGAAGAAGTGATTCATACCACAGGGAGTAGAGACAATGATCACCTTGGTTGTCTTACCAGATGAAATGGTAGGATACACAGACGAAAAGAACTCATCTGCGATATTCTTGGGAACAAACGCGAACTCGTCGAGTAGAATCATGTTGAACGTTCCACCCCGGACAGTGCTCGATGAAGTAGATGCTGCGATGATCTTAGATCCGTTCTCTAGATGAACGTCACCTTTATTCCAAATTCGTATTCCCTGCTGAAGGAACATGGGAAGATTCTCATATGCCAGTTGCAATCGGCCTAGAATGTCACGTGCGAGTGATCCTTTATTGGCAAGAATAGCAACGTTCACGTCCTCATTAAAGAGGATGTAATGGAGGAAGTACGCAACAACGGTTGTCGTCTTCCCTGTCTGCCTCGGCAGCTTTGCGATGGTGTATCGACTGTTGTGGATGGTCTTAACAATCTTCCTCTGGAAGTCGTACATATCGAATGGCACAAGGCCGCGGTCAACGTGAACGATCTTCATGTACTCTAGGATGAAGTATTCTGGGTCCTTTGCGCACTTAACATAATCTTGCAGCTCGTGTTGGGTATAGTTGTGCGGAACGCCTGCTGCTTTCAACAGAGGATTCCCCATATATCCCTGTGATTCTTTACGTATGGCCATACTAGCTCTCGTCGTCGTCGGAAATCACTGGGATGTCGGTGATGTCGGTCTTGCCGGCAATCAGTTTCTGAAGATCGTGGGTGCTACCGAAGAATGCAATGTTATTGACTGCCTTGCCACCCCTTGTTGGCGTGTCTGTCTGCGTAAGCTCCTGCATATTCTTCTGGAGCTCAATCAACTGTGTTGTCGATTCAGTGACTGACTTGACTAGCTGACTGACAACTTCGAATGCGCGTGGGTGATCCATCTGCTGCGCGAGCGCGATCATATCCTGAAGCGCTACGGTCCCATCCTTGACCACTGCCTTGAGATTCTTGCGCACGAAATCATAGTCCGTCTCTGTGTCGCGCTCTAGATTCAGATTATTATACGGCGCGACTTCAGCCGCTGGCGCATCTTTTTTCGCAGGCACAGCAGTTGCATGAGCAACTACTTCCACCTCTTTGGTCTCTTCACTCATATTATAGGTCCTCATCTACCCCGGTCTCAAGATTTCGTCTAGTTCCGATGATGGTGCCGGCACCATCATCTGCTAGCGCAGTGTTACTCGGGAAGAATGTTCTCGTTTGAATAAAACCAAAGTCATCTTCACCATCGATCAGGGATTCAGACACGCTCAGTTGGGCATTAGTTGTCGGGTTCCCCTCGCCCGTCAGACCTGGTACTGTATATATACGCGATGCAGTAGGCACTCCAGCCAATTGATCTCCGGCAAGGCCTTGCTGACGCTCTGTTCTGTAGTCGATGCGATAGGTCCATTCGTCTGTTGGGGTGTCCTCGAATGCAACACTCACTGCAATGTTTTGGCTGTTGCCGTCATGTGCGATGATATAGCGCGTGTTGCCCGTAATGCCTGTGGTTCCAGAACCCTCACCCGTGATTGTAATCGACCCACTCAGATACGTATTGCTAGTTCTGCTTGAGGTATTAGCTTGCAGATATACGCCCGCACCAGTAGCCGAATCCTTTGCTACTGTGCCAACATGAAATGCAACGAATGAATCTGGAATGAAGAGGTCGATGTATGCCTTCTTGATGATCGCAGAATTCTGCGTTGGGCCGTATAGATCACCCTTGAGCGTGAAGTCAATCGTCCAAATGATTGTTCGTGGGCTTTCGAAGTCTCCCTCATATGCGTCATCTTTGGTAATACCATCAATTCGAATGGGGATGTCGATGTCGATTAGGTGCTCTGTCGCATCGTTAATGGTGAGTGTAAACTGTGGCGTAAAGAAGGGCAGAATTTGCTCTACGATGTTCGTCGCATCTCTGCTGTTTCTGGTATATAGATGCAGAGCAAACTGAAAGTCATACGGCACGCGCTCATACATTACCCGCAGCTGCGTCTTGTCTCCGGACAGGGCTTTCACATGCTTATTGAGCGTGTTGATCTTCCGCTCTGCTGCATAGTTCATGGTAACCAGTTCATAGCTCATTCTCGGGAGTGAAGTTTGAATCTTCTGATTAATGTTCGGATCAGTCAATCGATTGACCCACTTCTCTTTTGCCCCATAGACTAATGGCACAGAGATCCACTGTACCGTCTCGTCGTCAGTATTCTGTCGCATCAACTTGATGTCATTGAACAGCGTACCAAAACTAATGAGATACTTTCGAATCAGATCATGCGTGAATGACGTACCTAACAAGCTTAGCTCCAGTCGCCGAATGGACTATCTTCTGATGTGTCCAAGTAATCATCTGCCTCATCTTCGATGAGTGTGTTGTCTGCGGTAACACCAGACGGCATTGTGTTCCCTGTGTGTACATGCTCTGAGTAGTTGTTTGCAACGGCTTGATCGATATCAATGATGCCCGTGCTGAACTCTTCGTTTGCATAGCGGAAGGTCTCGCATCGCAGCTCGTATACCTGAAGTTCGCCTAGCTGATAGAAGATCGATTCGTGTTCGGTGAAATTGATTTCTAGCAGCGTGCCACTTGCATGGCCGACTTCGGTGTCGGGAATGCCAAAGTCCAAATAGAGAAGATCACCCTCACGAGGCCTCGATAGGGCCGCCTTGAGATGTGGCGTCGCATTCAATAGCTCATTGACGCTGCGAATAGCAACCACCAACGTGAGCTGCTCGCGAATCTCCAGACCAAATCGAGAAACAACGTCACGCTCGCCGCCCCAGCCTTCGGCCGACGCAACATACATCGTAAGTAGATGTGCCTCGTCGAAGAATTTCCCTGGGTCTTCGCCGTAGATCTGATCGTATTGTCCAGCACTCACCTTGCGAGGAAGCCAATAGATGTCATGGCCATTGAATTCAATCGATTCAATGATCAGGTCTTCTATCAGGGTCTGCTCGGGTGTGTTCCGATAGTTGTCAATGTGAATATTCTGAGGCATTATTACTCCTTACCTCTATTTAGTCTCAACCAATTGCCAGGCGGCAAATCTCTTGCTTTTGGCCTTACAGCGATACCCAACTGCATTTTTACCTATACCAAAAGCTTTACCTGCTTCTACCATAGAAGGATATACAACACCATCAACATTAACTCGTTTCTGCATTTTTGCACGATAAACTGGATCCTTCCAATTAGCCGCTAATCGTTCTGATACTTTTTGTTTCACAGAACTCGGCATTTTATGTCCTTTCTGTGAATTAGACATCCGTTTTCGCTGTTCTGGTGTCCGCTTCTGGCCAGTAGTTTTTGCTACTCGCTTTGCAATAGTTTCGGCTGTAGGCCTGTACCATTTCCGAGACTCAACTCGTTTTCGGATAGTTTCCTGGGACTGCTTTTCGATATAGAAGTCTTTCCCTCCATTTCCGCGATTCAGCCAACCAGGATCCCGCACACAGCCATTTTCTACTATAAATTTTTCTTCATATGCTCTTGCTGATGCTGCGTCTGGGAATGTGCAGTCTATACGAAGATCGAAGTCTGCCTCACCATATTTCTCGATTAGTTCATGCACATATTTTGATGAGGTGAAATAGATAGTCCACAGCTCATCTGGATGGCATCCCTGCTTATAGCGGACGCCATAATAGTGCTGGCCCGTTGTTTTAGATGTTATTTGATATGTGAATGGGATATAAATATTCATGCTGGGACCTCCTTTGTAGGTACTAGTGCAGATGGGAGTAGCCGCTCCGCGATCTGCTTCTATTTATGCCATGTAGAAGTCGACCGGGACCTCAAATCGAGACTGCATCTCTTCGCGAAGAGTCGCGAGTTCTGCCTGTGCTTGCTGTAGAATCTCACCACCATTCATTGTCACGCCACCTGGCAACTGAACTCCCTGAAACTTGGACAGATTCGATCCCCACTGCTCCTTGATGAGC